AATCATCTGTTGATGTAATAACTGTTGGAACTTTGTTAGTAAATGTGCCAGTTGTTGCTGACCACTCATGTATACCCCATGTTGCTTCGGCTGTATCTAACCAATATGAATTATTATTACTAGCACCTAATGGTCTAGATAATGTTGCGGCTAGTTGTGCAGTGTCAACGTTAACACGTTGAACGTATGCTCTATTACTAATACCTAAAACTGAGTATGCCGCTAATAAACCATATTCATTTAGTTCATAAGCGTTAATTGGTGTACCAGCTGATGTATTATAAAAAGTTGGATTACCATATGTTGATACTAGTTCTCTTTGGCTAGTAATTAAGTTAACTTTATTAGCATTTGCTAATGTTGAGCCTGTTGCTGTTGATGTTGCTGTTCCACTTGTTTTATCTTGTGCAGTTGCAATCAAGATGTATGGAACCGAATTCGTTGGTGCAGGCAGGTATTGACTTTGATCAACTACGCTAACCTCTACTCCTGGGGATACTAATGCCATTTTATTGTCCTCTAATTAATAGTAACTCGCGTTACCTTTTCTTGCGTTACGAATATTTATTACAATATTGATTAATTGGTGGTTTACAGAAGCCTTTACAAAGGTCTAATATTTATAAATACCTGTATGAAAAGACCTATTTGTAGTGCATGTAGCTATGGTACCTGTGCAATCAACTATAAACGTCACGGAAAGACCTATTTTCGTAGTCGTTGCTTGGCTTGTATTAACAGAAATAAGAAGAAAAAAGTTCCTATTCCTCGCTGGGCATCAAGTGGATACAAGATGAAAAGAATATGTGATGTTTGCGGATTTCAGTGCAAGCACGGTAGCCAAATGAGAGTGCATCATATGGATGCTAATCTAAATAATTCTGAATTATTAAACTTACGATCTGTTTGCTTAAATTGTACTGCTCTTATACAGGCACAAAGTAGAGGGTGGAAAGCGGGAGACTTATCCCCTGATTAATTCAACTTGTTTATATAGGTCGTCAAGGCTTTCGTTATTATCTAACACATGATCAAACTTGGTACCAATCCAATCATATTCACTTCTATGAATACCTAGTTTTTCAAGCTCTTGAGTGTTGCCATCAATTGCAATACTGTACCAGTCAGGTCGTGGACCTCTAACTACTTCTACACAAACAGCACCTAACTTTTTAAGCATAGCAACTTCGTTTTTAAAGCGAACATCACTGATAACAATGTCGTCATCTGTTTTTCTAAGTTTGTTTTCTAAACTAGCTAACCACATATCATCGTGGAAGTGTCCTCTAATTACATCTGTTCCGACATATTGAAGTATCCATCGAGGAGTTAAATGAGGCATGTTTAATCGTTCTGCCCACCACGGGTCTACTTGTTCACGCCATTCTCTACTTGATTTACTACGACCTTCAAGCATTTCTCTGTCCCAACCAAAGATAGCACTCATGCTATCTTTAAGGTTACCTGCGAAACTTTCTCTTCTAAATTCATGTAAGTTAACAAGATAGTCTGCGGCTGTGTCTTTGCCGCTACCAATGAGCCCACTAATTGCAATGATCATTTAAGTTTGTTTATTCCTAAGTGTTTGATACAGTCTTGCAACATTTTGATTTGTCTTTTACAATCATCTAATGCGTGATGACTTGCTGACTTTTCTTGTGGTAGTTCCGGCCAAAGCGAATACACTGTTCGAGCATCTCTTACTTTATAGAACTTCCAAGGCAGAGGTATGCCGTGTGCTTTGTAAGCGTGTTCTAATATATTCATATCAAAACATATACCATTTGCCCATATTTTATCGCTTTGCCAAATCATTTTACCTAACTCTTCTAGACAGTCACCTAACTCTCTTCTAAACTGTTCTTCAAACACTTCTCGTTGTGCTTCTGGTCCTTGTTTTGCCCACCATTCTACAGTAGAATCATCTATGTGTCTGTTGGGTTGACTTTCTGGACTTACCCTAGCATAGAAGTGCCGTTCGGGCCAGCCTGTGGATATAGGGTCAAATGCCTGAGCCGCTATAGTCATAATCATAGCGTCAGGTCCGGTTGATAGTGTTTCGATGTCAATCATTAAGTCCAAATTGCAATCCTTTTGCTAAATAAAAGTATGTTCATAAAAAACAAATATTATACATACTATTATAACATCGTTAATAATGCGTTGTCAAGATCAAATTTAACCGGTTATTTTGAAAAACATCATATCATACCAAAATCACTTGGTGGAGGGAATTCAAAAGAAAATTTGGTTAATCTTACATTTAGAGAACATTTTATTTGTCATCGATTGTTAACAAAAATAACATCTGGTATAAATCGTAAAAAAATGATTTATGCTATATGGAGAATGTCAACAGTTGCTAACAAAAGAAAGCATAAAATAACTGCCCGAACATATCAATTATTAAGAGAAGATCTAAGAAACCTTGCGTCAGAAGCAAATAGTGGCAAAAATAACCCTATGTATGGCAAAACACATACGAAAAAAGCCAGGATGGCTGTTTCCAATGCACAAAAAGGAAATACTACTCGTCGAGGAGTTATTTTGTCCAAAGAACAAAAACAAAAACAAAGAGAATCAATGTTAGGTAAACCGGCCTGGAACAAAGGAATACCTAGACCACAGTCTGTTAAGGATGCCGTATCAAAAGCAAACAAAGGAAAAACTGCTTGGAACAAAGGCATAAGCAGACGCTGGGTCACTAAGGATAATATCAATAAGTTAGTATATCCTAATGATCTAGATACTTTTCTTAAAGAAGGATGGACACAAGGTCGTTGTTCTTAGACCTATTATTTTTTTGGTTTTTTAGATTTTGTAGCTTTAATTTTTTTGAGGAATTTAGTTTTTGAAAAAGGTTTGCTAACTTGTGCTTTAGCCGCTTTTTTAGGACCGCCGCGTCTTTTAAACTTGTTTAATGCTTGCATAATACGACTAGCAACATTCAGTTTTTTAGTTCTTTTTGATTTACGTGCTTGTTTTACTTTAGTTCTTGCTCGTGTTGTTTTCATAGCCGCACGTTTTTTAGTATCAATTGCCGCACCACATTGCTGTGGTGAACTAACTATACGACCTGCACGGGCACCTGTTTCGCAACGCCACTTCATTTTTACTTTTCCTGCTCCGCCTGCACCACCTGCACCACCTCGAGCAAATACCATGCCTTCGGTTATAATTTCGTTAATTTTCATTACCCAATAACCCAACTTAGTGGTTCACTGTGATCAACGAACAGACTAAGATCTTGTATTAGTCTGTCCATTTCAGCTTGTGCTTCTTGTTTAAGAGTTGATCCGTTTAACGGTGATCCGCCTTGAGGTCCTGCAATAGTGGCAAATTTCTCTCTTGCTTCACCAATGATCATTTTGGAGCCGGCATAGGTAAAGTCTCTAATCCATTGTTTAATAGCAATGTCTTGTAATAATATAGTTTCAGGCTTAAGATTGTATGTCCAAAGTAAAACTTGCTCACCGGATGCTTTAGGATCACGCATTATTGTTAATTGTTTAGTTACTGGAGCAAAGTTATAATTCATATAGCCGCCAAACATACGCATTGCCAGTTCAACGTATTGTGTGTACATTTCAAACGTTGCTAATCCGCCTGCGTTAGTATAGTTAAGCAGGTAAACGTTTAATGTTGCTGATGAGAACGGATCAAAACTTGAGCCTTGACCTCCTGTACTATCTCCCATTGTGCGTCTAAAAACTTGCCTAACTGATTGAACTTCAGCCGGTAGTACATAAGTGTTTTGACTTTTAACTAGTGTGAGTAATGAATAACTTTCTTCATAGGCATTTTGTGCTCTTGTTCTATATGTGTTAAGAGATCTTTCGTACGCTGTTTCGTAGTGAGCTGGATCTAGTTCAAGATCAACTATGCCTTCACCTAAGCGATTAGCAACGTATGTAAATACTTCTTGTTTTAATGTGGTTAAGTCTGCCATTGTTTTCTCCGTTACAACTATTTATCGGAGAATATCAATTAGGTTGCTTTAATGATAATCAAGTTCTCATTGAACCGGCCATTGACTGCTGTGGCAGTAGTTTTAAGTTCATCAAATAACTTTCGACTATCTGGCTTACCGGACATACGTAGTTGTTTAAGA